GGTTTAGATAAACCAAAATGCTCCCAAATAACATCTTGTACTTTTTGTTCAACTTCGTAATATTCAGGCATATACTCTTTCACTGGTCTTGGTAAGTCACTTAAATATGCTTCACTTGCATCATGCAATAATGCATATAATTGATATTTAACACCATATCCCAGTTCTTTTAACAATTTAGCACAATTGATACTATGTTGAGCCACCGTATACAAATTCTCACAATGACCATTAAACCGACACTGTTTTGATAATGAATGTGCAATATCTTCTAAACAGACATCTTCTGGTTTAGGAACATATGGATAAAATTTTCTTCCTGTGTATGTACCAATCCAACTTTTTGCTTTAGGTTGCATTTGAAGACCTCCTTAAATTTCAGCTAAAATAATGTTTCTTACAATCTCAATTGTATCTTCCAGTCTGCCGTGATTATTGCGAACCACATAATCATATAAATGACGATTCAACATTTCCTCTTCATATGTACTTAACCGTAATTGAATTGTTGTTTCAGATTCACCCCGTTGTCTCATTTGTTTTTCAGCATCTTCTTTTGAAGTGTAAATGAAAATTGTAGCCGTGTTTGGATACAACCTTTTTAATTGTTGCATTCCATGTGCATCTACAATACAGTAAGCATGATCTTTCTGAAGTTTTGAATCGATCTCTTGTTTGGTTAAACCATAGTAATTACCATCATATTCAGTCCATTCGGCTAACTCCCCCTTTTGAAGCATATCACGGTATTGTTCCTTTGTAATGAAAATATAGTCCTTACCGTCGATTTCATGTGGCCTTTTTAATCTTGTTGTGAAGGAGATAATTTCATTATTCATAAGTCTCCGCATAATGGTTGTTTTACCTCCTCCACTATGACCAGACACAAGAAACAATTTATTCACCTTTGTTTCCTTCCTCCTTTCTACAAGCTTCTCTATATTGAATTAAATAATAAGCATCTATAATGGTATGTGCATTTGTTGCTCTTAAAAACTCTTGTGTTGGTATTGTTTCTTTAGTAACATTCATTTTGTCAAAGTGCTTCCAATATAACAACACTAAATGATTATCCTCTTTAATTACATTTTTATATTTATCTAACAACCACTCCACATTTCCTAAAACTTTATTGTAGTTACTCATTTCTCCATCATCCTTACACCAATCAAACCATATCCAGTTATATCGTTATATTGTGATTCCCCCAGTTTATCACCTTCTGGATTATTGAAGATGCGATTTTGTTTATCGATTATTCGCACTTGCAAAAGAATATGTTTTAATAAGCTCTTTGGAATTGTGTATGTATTGTCGTCATTTTTATATTTCTTTAAGAAAATTTTCAATACTTCATATGTAGCGTCAACTGATGATCCGTAAGCTTCATTTTTCATATCGGTAAATTTCCCGATTTCATTAGCGATCTCTTGAAATGTTTTTACTTTTTGTTTGTTTGAAATTTGTAATGGTGATTTTTTAACTAGCTCCAACTCACTTTCCGCAAACCAAGCGTCATGATCTATATCAGTCAAGTATTCTTCAAATTCTTCATTAACAGCTATAATTTCTGTAGTTAAACCTTTATACTGTTTTACATCATCCTTATCGCTGATTATTGTTACGATGTCACCTTTTTTAAATTTCATTTATATTCTCCTTTCTTATATTTTTATCAATTATTTTCTTTTAGCATCTTTTCTATATAATCTTTTAATTTAATTAATTGACTTTTATGTAAATGTAGTTCTATTTCAGAATATTGATTGCTGAGAATTAACCGCGACATTTCATTTGCATAATTGTAATGCGAAATCTCCAATAAGTCCGATTCATCAATTTCATCATCGTAAAAATATAATGTTGTATCACTGTATCGATACATAATATTATTTCATTCACCTCCCATAAAATTCAGGTTTTATCTAATTTCTAATATCATTATATTTTATTTAATTTGGTTTGTCTACCCCTTTTCCTAATTTTAATATATAAATTTTTCGCTTTTGTTTACCGAATTTAATCGCATCATCAACATTTTCAAAGTATAGATCAATCCTATTCCCTTTGATTTTTGAACCTCTGTCCTCCACTCTAAACACTTCATTAAACCCTTCAATTTTAACCAACGTACCAAACGGAAATCTCTTATCCATTGCAATTGTGCGACCTTGAGTGGCAATAGTGCCACTCGCAGTCACCTTAAAATCAGGATCATCTGGTGATTTGCCAGTACTTTCTTCATATGGTGAATATGCTGTAACAACACCTTCGAAACTATATATGTAATTATTTTTATATTTTTCTTTTACTTGTTTAGTTTGTTTAATTCGTTTAATTTGATCTTCAATCCCTTCAATTTCTCGGTCAAATCGTTGCCTAAGACGATCTTCGCTTTCTTGTATTTTTATTTCTATTTCCTTTAAATTATCTTTCATTTTAGATTGTTTGCGCTCAAATTGTTTAATTATTTCTTGCTGCTTTTTGTTTTGTATTTTTAAATTGTTTAACTCTTTATGCAAATCTTGATTTACATTATACGTATAAACAATTGGTGTTACGATCAATGCAGTACAAAGCAACGTTTTCTTTAGTGATTTTTTCATAGTAACTCCTTTCTATTTTTCGTATTTCTTTGACATCTGCCAAGCAACAAGCCAATTTTCTTTTATATCGGTTTCTACCCATTTACCATTTACCTTTGTTAATTTGGGTTTTTGCTCCACTTTTAACACTTTTATAATATCACCTACATTTAACAAAGGTTCACCATTATTATTATAGAAGTGTTGTTTGGAAACCTTTAATGAAACTTCTGAACCATTATTCATTATGTATAAAGTGATTTTAGGACTGTACTTTGTATTAACCTCTAAAATCATTCCATATGCTTTGTTTACGTTAGGGAAAGTGGTTTGGCAAAAACCCAAAACATCTTTTTCATACAGTATCTGATTTTGAACATCCATCTTTTTATTTTCTAAAGAAGCAGCATATTCTTTAATTTCTTTGATTCTCGCTTCTTTTGTTTTATCTTTATGTGATTTTTTGTATCTTTCTTTAAATTTACCATAAATGCTGTTCAATTTTTCAATATCGCCATATTTACTAAAAAATCCTAATTTAATTAAAACATCCATTTGTGTTTTGTTTATCGCACAATGCTCTTCAATGTAACATAAAACATCTACAAAATTATCAAATTGTTTACTGCCCACTTCTTTCAATTCGTCAGCAACTTTGCTGTTTAAATGTTTAATAAGACTAATTCCATAAATTATTTTCCCATTTTCAATATGACATTTATAATTTATATTTTTCAAATTTGGCATTTCAATTGAAATATTTAACAGTTTAGCTTCATCTATGATTTTTTTAATTTGATCAAATTTGTCTTGGCGATTATCTCCAATATAAGAATTCAATAAAGAGCAAATAAACTCTGTTGGGTGATATGTTTTTAAAAATGCTGTAATATAAGCAATCATAGCATAAGCATAAGCATGACTTTTATTAAAACTATACTTAGCAAAATCAAGCATAATATTCCAAAGCTCTTCTATTTGTTCATCTGTCCATCCTCTACATTTTAACCCTTCTTGCAACTCAGGTTTTACTTGTTGCAACAATTTAGCATCTTTTTTACCAGTTGCTTTTCTTAGTAAATCAGGATTTCGCATTTTAGCTAGTCTACCTATTTCAATCAATTGTTCTTGATAAACTAATATTCCATATGTAATATTCAAAATTGATTCCAAATCTTTATGTAAATATTGAACAGGGACTTCTCCATTTTTTCTTTTTACATATTCATCAATAAATTTCATACTACCCGGTCGATATAATGCATTTGCTACACCTAAATCATCTAAACATGTTGGGTTAATTTTTCTTAAAGTTGATTTCATACCTTCAGATTCAAATTGAAATATTCCTTCTGTTCGTCCTTCTTTAAAAACTTTTAAAACTTTTTCATCTTCAAAATTCATGTTTTGAGGATTAATATAGTCATAATCTTTACTAATTAATTCAAGTGTATCATAAATAACATCAATTGTTCTTAATCCTAATGTATCAATTTTAACAATTCCTAAATCTTCTGCATCTTTCATATCGCCTTGTAATACAATTGTATCATCATTTTTAGCTAAAGCTGTATAATACGTTGGTTCATCAATAGTTACTGCTTTTCCACATGGATGAACACCAAAACTTCGTGGTAATCCTGAAATTTTTTGAGCATAATCAAATAATTTTGGATATTTGTCTACATATTTTGTTAATTTACCTGATTCTATTGCTTCTTGAAGCGAATCATCGCCTAATGTTTTTGTTATTTCATTTGTAACTTCAAATGGTATACCTAAAACTCTTCCAATATCTTTTATTGCTGTTTTGTCCCATATATACTGAAATTGACCGAGAGCAACAAACCGATCTTCTCCATATCTATTAATAATAGATTCAATAACCACCTCTCTGTCTAATCGCCCAAAGTCTAGATCAAAATCTGGAATTTTCAATTCTTTTTTAGTAATTTTACCTTCTTCTAATAAGCTTAAAGCTCCAACATCTATAAATCGTTCAAAATATAATCCATACTTAACAGGGTCAATATCAACAATATTTAACAAATACGCTACTAATGAACCGCCACCACTTCCCCTCGCTATTCCTCTTCTTTTTACAGTGTTTGCATAACTTTCAACTAAAAGATAATACCCTTCAAATCCCATTTTGACTATTGCATCGTATTCATACTTTAATCTTTTCTTATATTCTTCTACATTTTCTTTTTTACTTATTCCTCTTCTTTTCCAACCTTGTTCGCATAAGTATTTCAAATATTCTGCTTCATTCTTAAATTGGCTTGGTACTGAAACATGAGGAATGATTGGTGGTGATAATGGTACATGAACATTACATTTATCAGCAATAATCATAGTATTAATAATTGCTTCATCTATTTCTTCATCAGTTAATGCTGGCTTTAGTAATCTTCTTGCTTCTTCTTCTGATTGTAATTGACCATCTAAATAAGTTTCTCCAGCTTCTCTGTTTTGACCAATTTGAATAAAAACTCCATGTAATTCAAAATCATCTTCATTCAAAAAATGAGAATCTGCTGTAACAACATATGGAATGTTTAACTCTTTAGCTATATCTACTATTACACGATTTAATTTTTGCTGCCTATGGTCAGAATGTGATTGTATTTCTAAATAATAATCCTCTCCAAATATATTTCTATAAAACAATGCCACTTCTTTTGCTTTTTGTATATTCTGTTCTGTAATAATTACATCATCGTCACCTATTTTACCTCCTGCTAAAGCTTGTTGAAATTCACTCGCCATGCACCCACTTAAAACAATCAGTCCTTCTTTATGTTGTTTTAATAATTCATGATCTATTCTTGGTTTTGAATAAAAACCTTCAATATAACCTAAAGAAGCTAATTTATTAATATTAATTCTTCCTTTTTCATTTTTCGCTAAAACAGTAAGGTGGTTATACTTATTTTTTGCATCTTTTTCAAATCTATTTTTAGTAATATAAAATTCAATTCCATATATATGTTTTAATGAATATTGTTTTGCTAATTTATATGCTTTTACAGCAGAAAATACATTTCCGTGTTCAGTAATTGCAAATGCATGTTGCCCCATTTTTTTAACTTTAGCAACAATATCTTCAACTTTACTCATTCCATCTAATAACGAATAACAAGAATGAACATGTAGATTTACAAATTTAGATGTACCACACATTACAACTAACCCCTTTTATTATATTTTACATATATTCCTTATTCCTTTTAAACCTCCTACTCTCAGGTGTCCACAAACAATAATATTCACACAATCCTTTGGTATACCATTCCGCATTCGGATTCGTTTCAGAAAACTCACACCAATAACACAAAGGTGAAGGTTTTGGAATCCATTCATCTACTGCTAAACACCATTCCATATCATCTAAAATCTTTTGTATCTTTTTAACACCTCTCTCTAAAAAACCTTTAGATGTAACATATTGTTTTTCACCCAACAAAATCATATCATATTGATATTCCACAGGAATTTTATTATAAATCTCTTTACACGCCAAAGCATAAATCACCATCTGCAACGGAGTTGTTAAATCTTTATCGCTAAATAATTTATTTGAGGACTTATAATCAACCACACGTAATTCACCATTTGTATTTTGATCAATCCTGTCAATAAATCCATGAAAAATTATTTTATCTTCAAACACAAATTCAAATGGCAACTCTACTGCAATAGGCTTCCACTCACTTGTATCAACATCTTCTTGTATGTATTCAAAGAAAATATCCAGTTTCTCATTATAACTAAGTCCACTTTTCGCATCCACTTCTTTAAATAATTCATTACCATATTTTTCACGTAATTGTTTTAAACCATTTAAAAACTTGCCTTTATCTTTTTCTGTTTCTTCTGCAACACCCATCTCAATAACATCAAATAACTCATTATAATTTACATCTTTTTCATTAATGATATTTCTGTATTTAATTTCTAATGCTTTATGTAATATATTCCCCAATTCTAAGTGTAACGCTTCTACTGCACTTTTATTATCATCTATGTATCTTAATTTATATCTCATCGGACATTGCACAAACATATTCAAACTACTATAACTTAATCTCGGTAATTCCTTCACCACATCAGCCCCTAACTTTAAATTTATATTCATTATATAGACGATACCATTTATCAATATCGTCTATAGGACTTTCCTTTTTATCAAGAATTTTTTTGCTTTTATCATAAATACAATATACTTTTTGGGATGGCAAAAACTTATCAAATTCTTTACGGTAAAAGTTCTTATCTACCTTTCCTGTTTTCGGATCAATTTCAACACCTTCATCATAAGCAATAACAATATCTACACCTAGATGAGTTAATTTTTGTACTTGAGTATCACTTAAACAATGACTACCAATTGCAACAGTGTTTCTAATACCATGACTCCACGCTTTCATAACACTCTTCTCGGCTTCAAAAACAATAACTTCTTTTTTCTCTAATATGTAAGGTTTTGTTTTATGTAATCCATACAACACTTTTGATTTAGCACATGGTTGAATATAAAAGTATTTTGATTCCCATTCCTCAACAACTTCTTTAAATAATCTCCCTTTCACACCAACAAGGAATCCCAATTCGTCCCTTATCGGGATAGTCACCATGTGATAATATAAATCATAACCTAATTCAAACTCCCATTGTGTTTCATAACTAATCCCTTCTTTATAAAATAACGGATTACCATATCGTCCAAAATAATGCAAAATATCTTCATTTATAGGCAACAACTTTTCATCATCGTCACACTTTCCTTCTTTAGCCACTTTCCACATATTACGAACCCAAGCTGCCAAGCGAGACTGTGGTATTTCTTGACCATAATAATCATAACCGCATACATCACAAATCCATTTGATCGATTCTGTAAAATATGTATTATTAACAAACGATACGAGTGATATGATGTCACTGTGACCATACGCATCTTTAATATTTCTCGTATATGCTTCTACATGCAAATTATCTTTATAAATAACTGTACTTTTAGGATTATTTCCATCCGGCATTCCACAAGTAATATAGTTTCCTTTATCTTTTATGGAATGCATACCTAACGCTTCAAGTATATCAATAATCTTTTCATCTATAATAATTCGCTCTTTTAATTCTTGGGCTTCCATTTACACCACCCTTAATCAGCTCGTTCTAAATATCCCAACTCTACCCAAGTATTTAAGTCTAAATTTACTTCATACACTAAAATCAAATCTTTCTCACCACCCCTATTCTTTTCAACTTTTTTTGCATAATATGTTTTATTTTTTTCTAATGGAATATAACCCCATTCATCTTTACCTTTTGCTACTTTAATTTGATATTTGTCATATTTACTTTTTGGCAATCTCTTACCTAACAACATATGATCGCAAATATGTTTAATTTGTTTGCTGTTTGCAATCATTTTTGAACTATAATCAAAAATATCCACATCTTTTGCGTCATCTGACAACTGGAAGCTTGCATATATCCCAATATTTAATTCATTTGCAATATCTTTTAACAATGTTGCTGTTTGTTTTAATGTATCCCATGCATCTGTTTGATACCCTTTCAATGTATCATAAAATACATATTTAACACCTAATAAACTGTATTTTTTAATTTCACGTTTCAAATCATCATCAGAATATTGATTCATTTCCAAGAAATAAATTTTCGAATGTTCTTCTATATATTTACCAACCTCTAATGTTTTTTGATACTGTTCTTCATTTTCATATGTTCCGAGCAAAACTGTACGTTCGCTTATGTTGTATTCAAACCCATATTCTTTACTATTCATAACAGTCGATAAAATCATTGCAAAAAACTCTTCTTCATCCATTTCATTCGCTAGAATTAATACTGGAATTTGTTTCAATATACCTAAATATGCTGCTATTTTCGCAACTTTCCTTGATTTCCCTTCATTACTCAACATTCCATCTAAAATTAATTTCTTTGGTCGCCAACCACGAAATAAATTCGTCCAAATTTCAAACGGTAATTCTTCTCCCATGTCAGGTTCTATGCTCCACTCTTCAATCTTTTTCGTTGCATCACTTCCAAGAATTATTGCCGATTTACCACCTCCAATAACTGTACTGATGTGACTAATGTTATAACTCATCCAATTAATTACATCATCTGGACTCATTTTATGAAAATGTTTAGTGGACAACAGCTTTTCAACAGGAAAACCTTTTCTTGCAAATTCACGAACTAATGAATATTTCTTAATCGTTTTAAAGTAATTTTCTACATCATTTACATCTGCTAAATCCATTTGTTTTTCAATTGTTTTCCATCCACCGATTTTACGATACATTTTCCAACGGTCGGCATCTTGCTGCATAAAAATGTTAACTTTTGATTCTGTTACCTCTTGTGAAAAAGTTTTATAAAATACTTCGAAAGCATTGTATAAAAAGCGAATATCTTCATCATAGAAATCATATTTGGCTTTAATTAAGCTTTCATAATTTATATAAAGAATAGGTTTGGCATACAACGCACCAATAAACAATGCTTCTGTTGTAATATCATTAGGCTCTTCTACTCGTGTTTTAACCACTAATATACACCTCACAATAACAATTCATCAATTACATCGGTTAATGAGAAAGAATTATCTTCTTTCTTATTTTTCACAATATGATTAACCTTTTCTTGCTCCCTCATTACTTTTTGAACTTCATTTGTTTTTTCACTTTCTTCTTTTAATCTATTTATATATTTTTTATAATCACCATAATTTCCAACAACAACAGCTAAATCATAATTCATTCGTTGAACTGTATTTTTAAATGTTTTCTTTGCTGCAATTTTATTTAAATAATTTGCCATTCGCTGATAAATATCCAACAATGTCGCATAATCAATTGGTTCGTTTAATCCTTCATATGTTCCTTCACGAACAGTTTGTAATTTCTTTAAAAAATATTTCGGAAGTGTCCCATCATAATAATCCATAATCCATCTTAAAAATTTATCTTTTTCTTCTTGTTCTCGAATTTCTTTTTTTGTAATTAATAATCTTTCTGCTACTTTACGATCAGCTTCTTCTATGCTCATTTTCTTTTTCTCTAATAAATAATATCCATAACACTCAGCATGAAAATATTTTCCTTTTTCATCTTTCACAAATTCGTGTTTTTCTGTATCAATGGACTTTACTGGCTTTACTCCCTGCTCTCTCATTTTTTTAGTAATTACAGGATCACAATAATGACATTTTAATAACACAAGCACCACCTCTTGTTTTAGGAAATAAGGGAGAAAATATTTCTCCCTTATTTTTATATTTTTTATTCAATTACTAACTCGTAAAATTCTTTCAACTGTTCAATATCGTCAATTTTATTATAATCTAAAGGTAGTCCTGCTTTTGTTAGTTTTGGGCGCAATGCTTTTTTCTTAACTGCTGATAGCTTATCAATTCCTTCTTTAATAGCATTTCTATAGTCTTCTACTGTTTCTAATTTAACTTCTTGTTGTTTCTCCACAGACACATCTTCTTTCGTTACTTCGTGAATACCTTTTGCTAATACATCCTCGTCTTTTTTAACACTTTCTTCAATTGAATCTTTAACAACGTTAGATTTTTTACCTTTGTTGCCGTCAATTACGCATTGCCAATATAAAGGAGTTGGAGCATCGATAATTTCATTTTGTTGGAATACTTTAGTACGATCTTTACGCATAACTTGCGCTTTGATTGAACCATCTTCATCTTCAAAGTGTCTCAATACAGTGTAAAACTCATATTCTGCTCCTTCAAAGCAATCAGGCACTTTGCCAACTTCAACTAAAGTCATTTTTCCATCTATATTTTGCATAACTTTTTTCGTTTTTTCTCGTGATGTTACTACAACATATTTATCAGTACCAGTAATTAACGAACGCAATAAATTTTTGCCTTTCATTTTAATTTTGTCATGATCTTTAAATTCTAATCCAGCAGTCGCTTCAGCAACAAATTGTTCAGTAGCTGTTTTTTCTTGTGCTTTTGCTTTTAATTTAGCACGTTTCTCTGAAACATTAATTGCTGCAAATTTTACGTTATCAAAAATAACCGTAATACCATCTACAACAATAACATCTGCTCGGAAAGGATTCCCTTCGGCATCTAATACTAATTCTAATTCACCATCTTCGTTCTCAATATAAAAATCCTCATCATTGATTGCTTTTCTAGCCCATTCTTCTACTTCTGAATATGATGTTGTATATACCAATAATAAGTTATCTAAATTAATTCCTTGTGCTTCTAAATCTTCAAGATAGTTGTCTACGCTACCTGTTTCGCAGTCAATATATAATACACGCAACGGTCTACCTTCTTCATTTTTCATTTTCATAAAATCAAGCGCAAACGATGATTTCCAAGTGCCTTGTTCGCCATAAATAAAGAATTTTAACCCTTTTTTAACTGCACTACCACGTTTTGCTTTTGCCATTATGTATTATACACTCCTTTTTTATTATATTTTATGTATTATAATTTATTTATTTGTCACCACGGAAGATCTTCATCGCTGATGTCACTATCACTATCTCCCCAACTTGAATCAACTTGACCTTCTGAATTCAATTTCTTAATCGCTTCTTCAATCGCTTCTTCTGTGTAAGTTTCTGTATCAATTGAATCTGGACTCGCACCTGTAATTACCAGTTCACGAACATAGCTTTTATTAATACGCTTAAATGTATCTTCTTCACCCCATACATTTGAAACTTCTTCTACTTCATCTGTATCAATTTTATTTACAATTTTACCCCATACATCAATAGCTGTATATGGCTTTAATTTTCCTCTAAAATTATTAGCAAGTGCTTTATTGTAAATAATGAATTCTGCATCTTCAATAGAATTATAGTTAATAATTTTCGCTTCCACAATAAAACGTGGTTCTTCACTTTCTGCATCTTTTTCAATATTGATAAAAACAATTTTTTGTTTAAAATCGCTTGTTTCTTTGAAATCAGGAGCTTCAAAGTCAACATTGCTAGAGTTATAAATTTGTCTTACATTAAATCGTTTATTACGTGAAACTTCTCCATTGTCACGTTTAAATGATGAAAATTCAATTTCACCTTGTACAAATACAGGCATACCATCTTCTAATTGTTCATAAATTTTTTCGGCGGCATCAAACTCTGTATATGTATGTTTTACATTCTTACCGTTCTCATCTTTTTCTAATCCAACAGCAACACCGATCAATTCATATCCTTCACCTTGATCATCAAATCTTTTTGCCCACGCAACCTTCTTTGTTTCAGTTTTACCATTTCCTACTCGTTTGCTAAAATAAACCTCGTCACGTTCCATACCTTGTACTGTTACAAATACTGTTGATTCTGGAGCTGTTTCTACACCAAAATTAAGCACGTACATTTTTTTGCCACTTCTTGTTTCAATTTCTTTAAATGTATTATCTCGTTGCATACCAGTTACATATCCCCGTAATTTAAAAATTCCTTTCGTTTGTGGTAAACCATGTTTTGTATTTGCCATATCAATATTTCCTCCTTTTATTCCTTTTAATTTAATATTTTTATATTTTATTTATACATCTTTCATACTCTGGAGGATCACGCCCAATTCGTTCTATGGTACTCACCGCCTTTCAATAAAACAATTATTTTATTGTATGTTTAACACAAGATGTTGTATGTTGATTTACTTATCACTACTATATATTGTATTATTTTTATATTTTGTTTAATTATTGCTGTTTAACTACTAACAATCTTATCTTACAACATTTCGCTTATTCTTGTCAACAACTATTTTTATATTTTATTTAATTATTTTTTATCAAACTGTTCAGCAACAATTTCTAATCTTATATTACTACCTTTCCAAATCAGTGTCAACATATTTTTATATTATTTTTTAATTATTTTTTATCATATCCAAAAACTGATCTTCACTAATGATTGGCACACCTAATTTCTTAGCAGCAACATTCTTGCTTGAACTGGAATTCACATCATTATTAATTAAATAATCAGTCGTCTTGCTTACACTACTCGACACTTTTCCGCCCAACTCTTCAATAAGTTTTTGTAGTTCTTTGCGATTTTTAAACTTCTCAACTGATCCAGTAATAACAAAAACCTTTCCTGCAATTGGACTATCTTTAACCTCTTGTATTTTAAAGCTAAATCCAATATTAATTAAATCTCTATACAATTGCATATTCTTTTCATTAGCAAACCATTGAACGACACTATTTGCTACAACTTCCCCAATATCACCAATTTTTAATAAATCACGCTGCGTTACTTTCGGCAAACTATCTTTATCAAAATGCTTTGCCAATGTTTTTGCTGTAGTTAAACCAACATTCTTAATACCTAGAGCATAAATGAAATTAGCAAAATTAACCGTTTTAGAATTCTCAATAGACTGGATTAATTTATTAAACGACTTTACACCAAAACCATTCAATTTAACAATTTTGTTTTTATGTTGCTCCAATGAGTACAAATCAACAACACTATTAATAAACCCCATCTCAACGAATTTTTCAATTGTTGCCTCTGATAAACCAACAATGTTCATAGCATCACGACTAACAAAATGAACGATTTTCTTGATTAATTTTGCTTCACAATCATCATTAGGGCAATACAAAAATCTTGCCTCTTTTTGTGTTTTGATTACAGCTTTACTTCCACAAACAGGGCATTTATCCGGTAATTTAATCGTATTACTTTTTGTCAGATTGTCTAAAATTTGAGGAATAACCATACCAGAGCGTCTTACTTTAATAATATCTCCTTTGCCTAATTTTAACCATTCAAAAAAATCAACATTATGCAGTGAAGCTCTGCTAACCATTACTCCATCAATATCTACAGGTTCAAATATTCCTGTTAATGAAATCATTCCCGTTCTTGTTGTATTAGCTTCGACTCCAATAAACCTTGTTTCATACACTTCATCATCAAACTTAAATGCAAGTGAATGTTTAGGATGTTTAGAGGTTGCTCCCAATGAATTGGCATAATCATTGTCATTATATGTACAAACTAATCCATCAATAGGAATACCTTTTTCTTCTGCAATTTGTTTTAATTTGTCAATACATTCTTCCACGTTGTCCTTGTTTACAATATAATAAGGGACAACTTCAAACCCTAATGATTGAAGATAATTTAAATCATCCGATTTTTTACTAAAAGTGCTATTTTGCAATCCGAAAGCTAAAAATCTAACATTGCGCTCTGCACAGATTTTTGAATCCAACTGTCTAACTGATCCACTTGCTAAATTTCTTGGGTTGCTGTATTTCTCTTCTAAGGTTTCATTTATCTTTTCAAAATCATCATATGTAATAATTGATTCACCAACAACGACTAAATCATCATTTATTCTTAATGGAACATTTCTATATGTTCTCACATTATGTGTAATGTCTTCACCGACTTTACCATTACCTCTTGTTGAAGCACGGAACAACTCACCATTTTTATATTCTAATTTAGTTGTCAATCCATCACATTTAAGGCTTAAAACACATTCTCGATCACCAATAAATTGTTTTAATATATAAATATTTTTGGTTTTATTTAATGAAAGCAATGGAATTTCATGCTCTACTTTATTTAATTTTGATACAACTTCACAACCCACATTTTGAGTAGGTGAGTTAGACAATACGATACCTGTTTTTTGTTCTAACTCTAATAATTCATCATACAGCTTATCATATTCTTGGTCTGTCATAATCGGTTTATTTAAGTTGTAATAAGCATGATTTGCTTCATTTAATTTATTTATAAGCCACTTCATTCTTTCAATCATGCATATTCCTCCTATAAGTAATCTTTTTATTGTGCATTATTATCGAACTGTGCATTACAGTTCATTAAAATACTTTTCGGTCACATTCTCGCGATAAAGCAACTTTAACGCTGGATAGGTTACAAAGTAATAAACCGAATCTTCTCTCATACCCTCTTGTTTAGTGGCGAATCCCTTTTGAACA